GTACACCTTGCAGTTTCCTAAAATCTTATTGGCTGCCTTTAGGTCTTTTTTTAGTAACAACGTAGCCGCCATTTGCTTCATTTCTTCAATTAGCTTTTCCACGTGATCCATCATTCCAATTTGCGAAAAATCAATGCGAAATAATTCGGTATAGGCTTTTTCAATATCCGTGCAACCTTGCAAAATCAGTTTTCGGGCTTTTATTTTCAGGTCCATCAATATCGGCGCCATCACATCATAATCCGGATGTCTCGTTGAAATCATTTTATCATTTGGCAAAAAATGATTTTCTTTGCAGAAGCATAGTTTTTTCTGTTTACGCTTATTTTGGTGTGCCACCTCCACCACCAGCGGAAAACCTTCAGGTGTTTCAGTCTTATTTTTCAACAACTTTATTTCAATAACCATATCGTGAATTTGTCGTGATTTACCCCTTATTTATCCTTAAAATGTGGCAATAAAAGTAAAACAAAAAAGTATAGAAACAAAAAAACCCTTGAAAAATCAAGGGTTTAAAAGTGAACGCAGAAGGATTCGAACCTTCGACCGCCTGCTTAGAAGGCGTATTTTATACACTTGCAAAGTATTATAAATACTATGCTAGTTAATTTTTAGCAATAAAAAAGTAAAGATTTAGCCGTGATTTACTGCACTTTTTCAATCTTAATCACCTTGCTTTCTCCACACTCATCAAAAACTTTTGCGGTCATTTCTTTTCTACCTAGCCACCTTGTTTTTATTCCTAGAAACGACCATTGGCGCCTTTGCCAATAGGCCACCGCATCCATTTTGTTTTTGAATTGGCGATTTTGAATGATCACTCCAGAGCTATCGACATAACCCCGAATCACCAAACATTTTGAACTATCGACAAAAGGACCAACTGGATATTTTTTTATCAAAGTGTCTTTGTAGTTGTATTTTACTGTGACAATTTCTTTAACCCTATCGGTTTTTATTCCAGCTTTTGCGAGCTTGTTTTTCAAGTCGGCATTCTCATACTCAAAATGTTGTTTTAATTCATTAGCGGTTAAAATTTGGGTTGAAAAACGCAAGCTATCGGCTTTTCGTAATTGTTCTGCATTCTCAGATAAACGATCATTTTCGGATTTTTGGAATTCATAGTCTTTATAAATCCAAACACCCCATATAATCAAAGCCGCTATTCCTAGCAGCTTTATATTTTTTAAGATTAAATCTAGCGTGATCATAATTATATAAATGAAGTTAAGACCTTGACCTCGTTTGCCCCGATCACGGCAGTATCACTGTCGGCCGCACCTGCTGTTATTGCTATTGCGATACCTGTAGCAAATCGATGTCCTAAAGCACCAAAATTAACCGATACGGTTCCATTTGTAGGCACTGCAATAGTTATCAGTGGCACATCAGTTCCCAATGTTGGCGCACTTGCTTTATTGTAGAATTTCACATATCGAGTTGCCGCATTGGTATTGCTTGCAACAATAGCATAAACTGTTCCAGCGGCATTTTTTATAAATGCCGCATTGGTAGAAGCCGCACTATTGATATTTGACGCTGTGGGCGTTGCGGGCGTGTTGGTTGCAGTTCCTGAAACAGTTACCGAGCCAGAAACAGGTTGTGTTGCTGTCACTTGAGCTGCTGGAATTGGTTCCGTAGCATAAGTACCTAAAGTAAAACGCCACGATTGCGTTCCTGAAGTTCGAGCCGTTGCTCTCACTCTTACACGTTTTAATGCATTGACCGACATTTCCCAAGCGTAAGCAGGCATTGCACCCAAAACGCCGGTTGTTGTTTCAATCGTATTTGCATTTGTTCGCACCGCTTGAACACCAAACCAGTTCTCGCCTGTATCTTGCAAACTACCTTCAAAAGTACAGTTGATACCTGCAAACGTTCCTGTACAAAAAGCCATAACATTACTCGCTCTAGAACAATCCGCAATTACTGTTCCGCCAACAACAGGCGTTCCAATCGTAGCTTGTATCGTTGTAATATCGCCGATTACATCATTGAAAGAAGCTGGTTTCGAAGCCACTTTCAAACGACCTTCTTCATCTAGTTTCAATAAAGTGTAATCCCCATCATTTCCTGCGGTTGGAATATCAGAATTAGAACGAATACCAAAAAAACCAATTCCTTTATCCCCTGAAACATGCGCCGAATCTTCTTCTTTGATTATCGATAGAAGCGTAGCATCTAATGCTAAACCCCCAAGTGCGTTTTCTAATGCCATAATTAAATTTTATTAATCCAAATTGAAACTAAACTACCCATTGCATCAGTTTGATACCAGACATAAGGAATTGATAACGCAGGATCTGATTGTTGCACAAAAACATTTGTATTTCCTGCTGGACCTTGTGCACCAGTATCGCCTTTTACCCCCTGAATTCCTTGCTCACCTACATCTCCTTTTAATCCTTGAATTCCTTGTGGACCAGGATTACCTTGCTGCCCTTGAAGGCCTTGTGCACCTGCATCGCCAGGATCACCTTTTAACCCCTGAATTCCTTGCTCACCTGTATCACCTTTTAATCCTTGAATTCCTTGCGGACCAGTATTACCTTGCTCCCCTTGCTCCCCTTGAAGGCCTTGTGGACCTTGCTCACCTGCATCACCTTTATCCCCTTTTAATCCTTGAATTCCTTGTGGACCAGGATTACCTTGCTGCCCTTGAAGGCCTTGTGCACCTGCATCGCCAGGATCACCTTTATCCCCTTTTAATCCTTGAATACCTTGCGGACCAGAAAAACCACGCGGACCCAATGGCGAAATAGTCACAACAACTTGCTTCGCTACATTTTGAACTATTACATTAATCTTTTTTTCTGTTTGATTAATGACTACATCGTACTTTTTTACCGTTTGATTTATTGCTACTTCCATAACTCTATTTATAAATGGTCCAACTATGCGTTGGCACAATTGTTTCAACTGCACCACCTGGATAGGTTACTTGTACATCAAAATAATAGGTATCTTCTGGATAGTCAATTTTTTTAGGAGCAAAAACAATTTTACCTAGCAAAGGCTCTGAAACTACTATACTATTATCTGAAGTTTCAAACTTAAAAACTACCTTTTCGTTTAACAATTTAAACTCAGCCAAAACACTAGCACCTGTAAGATTTAGAGGAACTGAAACATTCATCGCGTCAACTGTTGTTGCAATAATTTCTATACCATCCCAGGTGTCTCCTTTTTTATGATCTGCAATTCCTATATTTATTTTCATAACTCAATTTTTAATATTAAAAAATAGCAGTAAATCAGACTGGAACATTTACAAACAAAACATTTGCTTTTGTTTTGTCTCTTTTTCTTTTCATTACAGTACCGCCATTACTATCATTACCAACAGCCGTGTTGCCTTCAATTGTTTCAAAAGTGTTATTATCAACCCATTTGACAAAGATTCCCGTGTGGTCATAACGCCCATCTTTATTCCAATCAAAAAAGACAATATCCCCTTCTTTCGGTTCTGTTGTGGTTTGGTTATTTTTTTTGAAATAAGCCACTGCGGTTTGACACCCTGCAAAGCCTTTTGTAAATCCAATTTTTGGTAAATGAAAACCCGCCGTAGCATAACACCAGGACACGAACATTCCGCACCAAGGCACTCCGTCCCAACCAAACCATTTTCCATATTTTGTTTTATTGGTATTCAAAGGCTTTTCGCCTTGACCCACTTCTTTTTCTGCAATTCTAATGATTTCGTTCATAGCCTTTTTTTTTAAATTAAACTTCAATTTTTTCTTCTTTTTCTTTTACCCCATTTAAACTAATTCCTTTTACAATCGTATCAATATTCCCTGTTTTTTCAAAATTGTAAAGTCGCTCCATGATCCACTCAGGCGGGAATTGCTTGTTGGACAAAATGTATAGGTTTTTGAAGGTTTTGGAAATGGGATATAAAAGCGTACTGATTTGGATTAAGGTTCTAAATGACTCCGAAAAAACATTGTCGCCAATGGTCAGGTGCAACATTTCTAGCAAAGCGTAACTAATCAATAAAACCGAAATCATTATACCGTTTTTTACCAAAAATTGTTCCTGTGAAAACGTCTTATTTCGCCAATGAAAAACCGCCCCAACAACTATATTGATAATTATAGCCATCAACACAAAACTTGCAAACTGCTTATTGTTACTAAACCAAAAACTCATTCCATCTAAGCAGTAAGCGATTGGTGCAAAGGCTAAAATTATTGTAACAAAATATTTTACTTTTTCTAAAAATGTAGGTTGAGCATCGGCAATTAGAATTATACCGCAAAGGAATTTTCGGAGCATCATATTAGTGGTTTTTAAAATTATGTTTATAGTTTTCATCTTTGATTTTGCCCGAAATAAAATCCGAACATGATTAGTAATAATTTTTCGATTAGTCCAAAAAGTGCCAAGCGACCTTCCTTGCTCAATAAATCCCTATTTGCGAAAAATAAATTGTCGCAGATAAACAATAGGATCATCAAAAACAAAATCATAAAAAGCGCTTTTACCATAAATTGCTTTTCATCAAGAATATTTGCGAATTTATTATTGTAATAAATCACTCCACAAGCTATAAAAATAGCAGAAACTATTCCTGATACTATTTCGTTCATACGTTCCAATCTATAGCATCGATACAATGCTTTTTTGACAATATAAAAACAAGAACTTTCCCTGTTTTGGTTAATGTTTCGTTTTGGATGTTTTTACCCAATACACTTGAAATAGTTTCATTGACATTGCCAAAATCGTAACCATCCCAGGTGATTAGGGTTTTGTTCCAAAGCGTTCTAAACTCACGGTTAGCCAATTTATCTAGCGTAATTGCAGAATCACGGAAATAACCTTTGTCTCTTACTAACAAAAAATTGATTAGCGTGAGTGGCAGGTATAGCACGTAGGCGATTATGAATAATAGTAATCCTAGCATTACTCTACAAATTGAAATTGAACACCTATATATTCGCCTTTCATGATTACAGTATTGAGAATCCACGCTTTTACAAAATCATTGATAGGTTGCAATTCTGGACTTTGAAAAGACCCTCCTGATAAATACGCCAAAGCATCTTCATAGCTTGGGAAGCCCCAATCTACCATTTTGTAGTTCTCTGGGTACGCTCCTTGATTTTCAGTTAAGTAATCGACCAACCCTCTTGGCTCTTGTCCCTCTGGGTCGTCCAAAAACAAAAACGTGGATTTTCTGTTAGTGGTGGTTTCATCATCGTTCATGCCTTGAAAAGCAATACTTGATTTGTCTAGTGTAATGATTTGATTGTCTTTTTCGATATACATATCAAAATCAATCTTCAAATAAGAATCCTTACGCTTTAGCGTGATTGCCGTTTCTTCGATAAATACATTTTCGAATTTTCCTTCGGTAAGGATCGGGCTGTTGTAAATAGGTGCTGTTAGTTTCATTTTATTTTTTATTATTAGTAAACAATCATTTTCACACCTGTAGCGGTGCGATACTCACACCCCACAGGTAAACCTCCCGCAATAGCAGCGGCATTATCTGCAAATATTGGCATAGACGTATACACGTGATACCCATTTTCATCGATATATTCTCGGAGTGTTTCAACCTGCATATCTGTGCCTGAAGGCTTCTTTTGCCCTGTGTAGAATTCAACACGACTTTTTCCATTACCTTTTCCTGTGCCAGCTACCACCTGCATTGACCCTCCATTAAGATTTGCTGTTCCTGCACCACTGTTTTGTAACACAAACATATTTTTACTAAAATCTCCAGCGTATATATTACCATTAGCATGTACAGCCATTCCCCAAATACCATTATTTGTAACTGTAGAGCCTGTAGAAACAAAAGCACCTGTTTCAATAGTCTGTTTAAGCATGTCTGTGCCAGAATTTATATAAATATCATTAGAGGCAGATATTGCTATTCCACCAGATGTAGCACTTGAGTGTAGGTTAAAATTTCCAGTTTGGTTGGTTAGCTTATAGATTCCAGCTGCTCCAGCAAGAGCATATATAGAAGTACTTGAAGAAGCCATTCTACCCCATGCTCTTGATACTTGTCCTAATGCTAAAAAGTTTCCTACTCCTCCTGTTTGTCGATATATATCTCCATTATTAACAGAAGCATAAATATTACTACCTAGAGAACACAAACCAAACCATGCTCTTGGTGTCTGCCCTAGGGCAACGAATGGTCCAGTTTCATTAGTTTGCTTGTATATATCTCCATTTTGTATTGCTACATACAAATTATTAGATGAATCTGAACAAATAGCAATTGCATTTGTTGGAAATGGTGTGCCAACATTTACAAATAATCCAGAACCTGATGTTTGTTTATATAAAACATTATTAAGCCCTACGCCATAGATATTTCCACTAGGAGTTGAACAGAGACCATAGGAAAAGAATTCAAGAGGTGGACTAATCATGTTAAATATGCTATTCTCTACATAATTTATAGTTCTTCCAGCGCTCACTTTTAAATTTCTTCCTTCAGTTATGTTGCTGCTTTCTTCTACTCCAATTTCTCTATTATTTTGATTTCCTAATGTAAAATCCTTTAACGGTGTTTTTGAAGTTCCAATGCCAAAAAAAACACCATTGTCAAATAATCTACTAATACCTACTGTTGTTGATGTTAAGAATTTTGAAATATAGTTTGCAATACCGCCTGATATATAACCAGTAGAAGGAATATCAGAAGTCATAGCAACTGTACCATTCTTATCAGGGAAAGTCCAAGTTCTTGCTACTGTGGCTGAATTACTAAAGAATGATGTAATGGTGTTTGCTACGTTTCTCAAACCCAACATTCCGTTTAAGAATGTTTTTAAAGCAGTCACGTTCTGAGCAACATTGGTAGCCATATCGCTACCGCCCTCCAATCCCCAAGTATCAACACCAATCTTAGTCAACACCCTGGTTTCTCCTTTCACCATTGCTAGAGGTAAATTGGTCACAAACGTAATTCCAGCTCCTCCTACGGTTACTGCTCCATTTCCTTGCTGAGTGTAACGCACTTTGGTTCCTACGGGTATAGGCACACTCGCATTGGTAGGGATTGTAAACGTCACTGCATTTGCGTTTGAAAACACTATGTGTTCATCTGTTGCAGCTAGTGTTTTGGTAATGTTGGGCTCTGTGGTTACGTTGGTTGTTTTTTTCGCGACATTGCCAATAAACATATGATGCGCATAAGGCAAATAAGTCAAATCGTATGAAAACTCAATCGTTTGGTTAGGCTCCAACACATAATCTTGCCCATCAGGAAAGACGAAATCCACACCAAAACCGCTAACTCCATGACCAATAGTGACTGGCGTATTTTGCAAGTTCATCAAGCGCAATGGTTTTCCGTTGTAGTGAATCGTGTTGTATAGAATAGTGTTCAATCGCGTTACCGTTCCTTTGAATACCACCGTGGCTTTTTCGTCTACTAGATCTAATTGATTGATGATGCCTGAGCCGGTTAGAATAACGCTATTGCGCTCGGATTTTTGGACGAAGGCACCATTTACTTCGGGTGGTTGTGGTTGCGTTACAGCGCCATCACTAACAAAAACAACTGTAACATACAAACTACCTGAAGGTGTTGAAGGCGCAACTGGCGTTGTTGTACTTTCGGCACCAGGAACACGCAAAAACGTATTGCTAGTGGTAAGCACCACCAAATCCAATCGAGATTTTCCCGATGCAGCCAAAGGAAAATTTAAAACAACGTCCGCTGGATTGGTATATTCTACAGCATCAATACGCCATTTCCAACCTGTTTCAAAGTTTAGATTTTGGCCCACTAATTCATAGCCTGTTTGGACCAATATCGCGTCTGGTGTTTCTAAAAAAGCTTTTACTTTTTCGAAATTACGATTGATTTTGCCACCACCAGTCCTTGCACCATCGCCTGTTTTGTCGCCCGCTGTGGCTCCTAGATTAATATTTTCAAAGTCTAAACTCATGGTGTTGGATTTTCATCAAATGTTCTTGTTTCTTCATCAAAGGTGACCGTCATACTATCGAATGTAAAAGGATCTGTTGACGGCTCAATTATTTCTTGATCTACGGGTGGAAATTTTGAATTTCCTACTCCTATTCGTTGTGTATTTTTATTTGCCATTTTTTTAAGGATTAAAAAGTACCGGCTGCGCTTTTACTGGCAATCCAAGAATATTACCTGAACCATTTACAAACTCAACTTGATTCAGAAGGATATAAGAACTACCAAAATTTATTGGAGGAAACGCACCAAATTGTACCAACTCAAATTCAATCACATCAATAGACATATATCCAACAGTAAATTCTACGGATTCAAAATTTGCAAGGCTTTGCAAATCGTACCTAAAGACTTGCACTCCATTTTTTAGAATAATACAATACGCATTTTCATCATTGTAGGTGAAAAGATTGATCGTACCTTTTAGAACTAAATTAAAAGACGGGTCTAAATTTGGAGTGATTTGAAAATTATACTTATAATTCAAATACACACCTGGCGGTACACCAGCCGTTTGCACTAAACTAACCGTATAATCTTTTCTTCTAATTAATTTAACCGTATCAAAAGCACTAGCGCCATTGTTATCCATCACATCAATACGGTATTCATACTCATCTTCAGTCAAATTTTGCAAGTCCGTAGCTAGTTGATTTGGCGTTACAATAACATCACCAAAACCACCCGTCGTTTTCGTCCAATTTTGTGAAACAATATACCCATCTGTATCGTAGGCTACCGCCAACAAAGACGCCGTACTTTGCGCAGAATCCAAAACAATATCAACACCCGCATTTACAATTGGCGGAATATTTTCAGGATTTGGACCTGTGTTGCCACTATCACGATACACAGACTGACACATTGTAACCTCGCTTTTGTTTGTGTCTAAATTCCAAGCGCAATTCGTAACAATATATTGACGGTCCGAAACATATTTAAACAACAAAAAGTCATTGAACTTCACAGCCCCATTAAAGGTCGCGTCAATCTTTTCTGTAGCTGTAGCATACATACGGCGTATGATATTTGCCACCGTATTTGCATAGCGATTGGTTTCAATTTTATAAATAGAATCCGTCCACTGTTGCCAAAATTTTCGACTACCCAAAACATCAACATTCTTATAGACTTTCACCGTAAAATATCCCTGATTTATCAATGGATTATCTGTCAAAATAACCATTTTTTCAGATTCCGCATAGTTGTAAACAACCTCAATACCCACTAATAATTCACCAAACCAATAAGTAGTATTGATATTGTCTTTTATTAAATTAGCGCCTTCCAAATCCACTACAGCGTAATGTTTTCCATTTTGCGGAAATCCATACAAAATTGGTATCTGAATTTCATTAAAAACCGCACCCGCTTCTTTTAATTTTGCCAAACGAAACGCATCACTAAAACCCGTTTCATCATCCGCGCAAGTCAATTCGATTTCTTTATCAACCGTGAATTCATCATTGATTAAATCTTCAACAATCATTTCCTCTTCAAAAGCAATTGGCGATAATTCCAATTCTTTTATATCAAAACCTATACAATTGGTTGTGTACACATCTTTTCCGGAGCGCCAAATTTTTAAATCAATTAAACCATCCTCTGGCATTATAATCTCAAAATCCAACTGCGCTTTATCTTCTTCAAAAATTAAATACTCATTTTCTTTTGGGTTTGTTTTTTTGTTTGAATACAAAACAGTATCATTCAATCGCAATTCATAAAAGAAAGGATTATTAAATCTAGTATCATCTGAAGCCGTTAATCCGGATGCAAATTTTAACCACCCAAAAACCGCTTTGAATTTTATTTTTTGATACTTGTAAACAAAAATTTTATTCTTTAAATCCACAAAATCATTTTCATTGAAAGCCGTTGTTGTAGGCGGTACCAAATTAGGCGTGTAATATTTCAACAACTGCACATTGTAATCAGGATTTTTAGTTTTAGCGTAATAGCCATTATTTCCATTCCAATCGGTTGCGTAGATTTCGCCTTTTACCAAATTACTTACCGTCCAACCTTCGTTTTTTTCCTTTGCAATAGTCGCAGGAAACGACTGTGGTACTCGTTTATGAGTAACCGAAATCATATTGTAAGGCGGAATTTGCGTTACTACTGGCTCTACAAAAGCTTTTAACTTTTTTGATAATCTTGTTTTTTGAAGCGTGCCAACAAAAGCACCTTGGTAATCGTACACTTTTACATTTAGGTTTTTTACAAAACGTTGGTTATACCCTTCGATATTCCAAACACCATCGGCTTGATAACAAACAGATAGCATATCCGCCAATAATTCCTCAAATATTTTATACGCATCTTTCTTTTTCTTCCCATCAATAAACAAAGCGGTGTCTTTATAGATTTGGTTGTAATCTTTTTGCACACTGTTTTCGATTGCTGGATTAAAATGTATTAGCAAATTCAAAGCCGTCATTTTTAAAATTTCAGCAATGATTTGGATCACACTTTTTTCATCGCGATAAAACGCCTCTGGCAAATATTTTCCTTTAAGCCTTCCTAAGCCACAAGAAGCCGTCATTTGCACAAAAGTCACACTATTGGTATACGGCTCACTATACGTGTCTGGAATTAAAAATCCCGACCAAATTAAAGTATCATCTTCTTGTTTGCGTAACTCAGCTTTGAAACGGATTTCGTTTCCTGTAAAGAACTTTATAAACTTCGCATCGACTTTCTCTCTATGCGCCAAATCAAATAATAAATTTGAGCCTACAATTCCTAAATCGTCTTTTCTATCCGAACCACTCCAAGACAAAACCACCCCACTTTTGGAAGCTACTTCCAAAACAAAGAGATTTTCTTGCAATACCTGGTCGATTATGTCGATGTAATAGCTCATTTATCCTAGTCTGTTTTTCTTTTTTTCATAACGCCCAAAAGACACATAAATATCTTCACCTTTCAATTTTACATCAGGAATCATCACAATTGGACCACCAGGAGTATTCAATTGACCATACAAAGAAGATTGTTGTTTTTGATTCAATATTAACTCACCTGAATTGACACGAGCCATAATCTTATCACCATAAAACGAACTACCACCAACTATACCACCGTTTTCAAAACGCGGACCACTTTGCAATTTTGAAGATATTACTGAGCTTAAAGCCACTAATGCAATACCAGCAGCTACAGCTCCAAAACCAGAAATTTTAAGTTTATCAAAAGCAATTCTTGCAATACCAATAGCAATTAATTGTTTACCTAAATCTTTCATAAAATCAGATACAACACCAAGCATTCCAGAAAATAAAGAGCTTAACGATTGCGTACCCGCGATAACAGCGCCAATAGTTTCACCAAAGCCTACAGCAGCATTATTTGCCAAATTAGTCACCGTTTCAGTCATAACAGCACTTATATCATAAAACTGAGCCTTCATAGACTCAACAATTGACTTAAGCCCATTTGCTTTAGCTTGTAAATCAGCTTGCATTTTATCCGTAGAACCCGTTATTTTACCTACATCAAACGTAACTCCCATAGTAGGAGCGTTTATAGGATCTAATCTGGATTGCTGGATAGAATTTATTTTTTCCTGAACTTTTGCAATCTCGTTACCCAACAAATAATAAGAAGCAGCCGTGGTTGTTGCTTCATCTTGCTGTTCTTTTAATTTCTTGATTTGCTCTTCATAAAAAGCAATAGTACCAGGAATCAATTTTTTCTCTACTTCAGCACGAACTTTCACACCTTCAATACCTGCATTAATTAAATCAAGTTCATTTTGACGAAGTTTTGCAGCTATTTCATTGTTTTTTTGCAATGAATTAATCAGTAACTCATCTTCTTTGAAAGCTTCTTTTTGAAAATCACTTCTTTCTTTACTTTGTATTTGAAGCAACTTATTTTGAGCACGAAGCAAATCATTTTTTGTTGCAGTTATTCTTGCTGTTTTTTCAGCAGCAGAAGATTCTTGTAAAACAATTACATCAGCACCTTTTTTAATTTTTGCTATTTCTTCTTTTGTAGCAAATATTTTATTTTCTAACTCAATTTCTTTCTGTAATCTATCACTAGCTCTTTTTTGCAATTCACCTTCAATCGCAGAAGCCTTAGCTTTTGCAAAAATTGCATCACGCAAGGCATAATATGTTTTTGCCGCATTTCCGTTTTTAATTACTTCATCATCAATATTTTTGAAATAGGCAGGATATAAGCTTTGTAACTCATCTACAGCAATTTTTCTTTCTTTTGTAGACTTACTAACATCTGTAGCAGTTTTATAAAGCGAGTCTAAAGATTTTGCTTCTTTATCAGCATTAATAGCAGACTCTTTATATAACTGATTTAACTTTTGCTTTTCCGTTACCGCCTCTTGTGTTCTATTGGCTAACAAAACAATACCACCAACCAAAGCCGCAATAGCTAAAGCAGCAGCAGTATAAGGATTCGCGATAGCAGCTACCTTCAAAGCATTCATCTGAACAACTAATCTTGGAACAAAAGTCAACATAGACCCCACAACACTCAATAAAGGACCAATCGCAGCCGCCAAACCCGCAACCACTACAATAGCAGTTTTTGTTTCACTAGACAACTTACCAAACGAAATAATAATTCCGTTTACTTTAGTAATCACACTCGTAAAAGCAGGCAAAATAACTGACCCAAATTGTTGCGCAAGCTGCTTTAAAGCTTCTTGAAAAATACGCATTTGGTTTGCCGCACCACCACCGGTACGGGCAAAATCACCTTGTGCATTTTTTGTTTTTTCTAACACATAATTATAGCGCAATTGCACTTTTTCGGCTTGGCCCATATCGGCCACTTTTGTACGAATGCCTTGTGCATACGCGTACTCTTGCAACGCTGCCTCGGTCATTACGATTCCGAGTTTTTTAAGCGATTCGGTTTCGCCTGTAAAGATTCCAGCCAATGCGGTTTGCGCTTGCTCAATGCCAATGTTTTTGAAGCTCGACAAATCGCCCGCTAATCCCACTAAAGAAGTTGACATTTTCGCCGCTGCCGATTCTGGTAACCCCATCGAGGTTGCCATATCACCAAACAACGAAGCCATTTCTAAAGCCGAACCTTCAGCAATACCAAAGTTTTCTAAGGTATCTTTTGCAAATGTTTTTACTTGACTTGAAGAAGTTTTGAAAGCCACATCGACTTTATTCATAGACTCCTCATAATCACTAGCAAATTTTATTGCAGCACCTCCCGCTAACAATACCGGAGCCGTAATTGCGGCAGACATTCCACGGCCGACGCTTTGCATTTTTTGACCAAACTTGTCAATTTCGCGCAATGCGCTTTGCATTTCTGTAGAGAACTGTTTTAAGTCTACTCTAAATTTTACGTTAATTGAAGCTAAACCTGCCATTGCTTTGTGTGTTCGCTTTTTGTTTTGATAAAGCCCATTGCTGGGCTTTTACCAAAAACAAAAAAAATTAATAAATAAAATAGAAATGCTACGCCTTAATTTTTTCGGCCTTGTCCCATCGTTCGAAAAAGGCTTTTGCCAAAGCTTCTTGCTCTTGCATTGCCATCATTTCGTCAATAGACATTTGCTCGATTTTTGCTTTTTCCCAAACAAACTCTAAAACATCTGTATCTTTTAAACCTTCCTTTACGTGAGGCAATAAAGCTGCATACATAATTTTTCGAGTCATTTCCCAAAACATTTGCGCGTTTTGGTTTCTTTTTTTTTCGAATCCCGCAACGGTATTCATAAATTCACGGTAGGTGAGCGAGTAATAATACTCTAACATTAATCCCACACGACCGAGTGCCAATTGTTCTAAATCATCCCAAGTAACACGCTGGCTTATTTTTTTTGTGTCCTGGGTTTCGTCTTTTTTTCGGGATCCTCTGGAAGCGTAAAACCTTCGGCCGTTCCTCCTGAAATCGCAGCGGCTAATTGTTGCATATCCTCCATACTCAATTCCTCGATTTCTTCTTTGGAAATTTTTTCGCTATTCTCAGCACAGCAATTGATCGCTTCGTGAATAATATCAAAAAACGTATCAAAAGCGGCCAAAGAACCAGAAGCCAATTGCTCGATGGTTTGTACTTTTGCCACAACTTCATCCAAAGTCTCGAGACTCCAAACTTTTCCAAGTGAACGGAAAACTCTCAAACTGAAAATCATTTTGAAAGTTTTGCCGTTGATTGTTATTTCTACTGGACTCATACTTATGGTGCGACTACCGCTCTAGTTAGATTTCCGTTCCCTTTGAAAGAGATTGACACTTTCACCGCCACACCTGTATCTGCTGTGATTTCAGCGTTTTCGATATAGCATTTTCCGCTGTAGATAATGTCACCGCTTACCGCTGTTGTGAAATCCACATCGATTTCTTGCCCTGCTAATTTTGCAGTCAACAAAGTATCGAAGGTCACGTGAGTGGTATCGCCAGAAGGTAAGTTTGCTAACAAAGCGTCGGTACTTCCACTCCAAGAATAGTTCCCAGGAACGACCATTGATCCATCGGTATCTTTGGTTGCAATTTCTTCTAATTTCGTTGCAATCGACAACTTACAAGAAGTGGCGTGCAAGAAAAGCTTATCGTCAAATTTGAAGCGGAGTTTTTTTCCGTCATAAATAGTTGATGCCATAATATTTTGTTATAAAAGGTTAAAAACAATTGTGCCTGAATAGGTCAAGCTTTCCTCATTGTATTCTATCGCTGCCGATAGAAAATTGTATTTTGATTCCACCAATCCGACCATTTCATCGGTGAATTGACAACATTTGGTGTACGCGTTTTCATCGAACCAAAACATCACTGTTATGGGTATTTGCGCACGGTCTTTGGTTTCTGGCTCACGGTCGCCTAGCACGTAGGTTGTAAGCGGTAATTTGTTTTTTTCGGAAGCGACAATCGGGAAAATGTTTACTTTTCCGTCGTGCTCCATTACTGCTTTGAATTCCGTACTTGCAGAAAAAAAGTCGTAAACCTCTTGTGATAGTTGTGTGAACATTAGCTGCTTAGTTTGTCGATTCGTCTTTGAATGTAGGCCGCCACTTTCGATTCGGCATCGGAAGTCACTCCGCCTTGTGTACTATCGTAGGCTTTTCGCATAAAAGGATTTCCAGTTGTTCTGCCTAAAGCAGCCGCATTGTTTGCTCCTTTTTTTCGCTTGCGCTTAAAGCCTTTGGAGTACTTATTGACACCGTATTCTACAAAATGACCATACCACCCATCGTTGTTGCCTTTTGCTCTTGGTCCTACATAAATCGTTGGATTATCGCCACGCCCCGTAATAGTACCGAGCGACTTTTTTAGATTACCAGGATTGATGACCTTACCTCTAGCACTATGCTTTTTCTTTGAAATTGGCACGTTATTTCTAGCCGCTTGCAATGTAGGTTTTGCTACTTGTCTCAATAAACCCAATACCTCACGGCGTTTGTCTTTATCGTTTGCCAAGTCTTTTATTTTGGCTTGCAATTGCTCAAAACCCTCGATTTCTACTACTAGCTTACTCATACACTTTCACTCGAAGTTCCAAATGTTTTCGCCTTCCAATTTCGATTACGTGCAGGACTTCAAAGCGTTGGCCGCCATCGATTACGATTAAGGCGTTGGCTTTTTGTTTCACTGCATCCTGATATCGAATTGTATAGGTGCGATTGATTAAATGTTTTATTTTTCCTTCCGTATCCTCACCACCTGAAACATCCTGCATAAAAGCATACGGACTACACACATTAGTTTGTACTAACGTTTCAGCCCCTAGAGAATCGATTGTCATTGTTTTTTCGACAATTTCAATTACACGATCCATTTGCCCTATGAAAGGATTTTTTGTCATTGGTTTTAGTATTTACGGTACGGTCTCATTAAAGCCGTTGCAGCAGAATTATAACCTACTTCGCCACGGTCCTCTCGACGTTCGTACATATCTGAGATATATAATTTCATCGCTTGAATTAAAGGTTTAGGCACATCGGCCGTAACCCATCCTTGGTTGATAGTCACGATTACTGCATCGTCTTTTTTCTCTAGCTCTGGAGTAGTCAAAAAAGTAATTTCTTTGGTTTCTACTGTAACCCCTTTTCGAAGTTTGTATTCCTCGATTGGCATCAAAGTATAAACTGATTCACCCGCTTTCAAATACTCGATTTTATCAATCGTGTCGTTTTCGTTGTTTTGCGAAAAGACAATTTTTGAAAGGTCGCTACACTCCAACACTAATTGTTGCTCACTGATACTTCGGTTGATATAATTTTCAACAATCACACGACTTGCATCGATGTACTCTTGAATCAAATCATCTTCTTCGGTATAGGAAGCTTCAATACGTAGTTGTTTTTTGGCTTGTGCCAAAGTCAAACACACGGTTTCTGTTACTGGATTTGTAGTTGTATTGGTGACCATTTTACTTTTTTTTTAGAAGCCTCTATCCTAGAATAGAGGCTTGTTTTTTATCTACTCAGTTACTTCGTCTGAAGCTGGTTTTGCTGCGTCTTTTGGGTCGTACCAATTTGCATAACCACTCTCTACTAATTCTTTTGCTTGATTTTCTTCAAAATCAGCAATATCACCAGCAGAATATGCTAAATCATACGCTCCAGTTGGAGAAGCCACAAAAACAATCGTTTTAACTGCTACTTTTGCCATCTTATTTTTAGATTACACTTAGTTTAAAACTAAGCAGTTAATAAATCTTTGATTACTGAAAACGCTTTTGGTTGTTTTACCAAAACGTCTACGAAAACATTTACAGTGATTTCGATGTACCCTTCTCTTTTGCGAGAAGTGTTATCCACTGAAATATCCATAAAGCCCCATTGACCGATAATCAATTGTGAGAAATCACCAAAGATTGCCGCAGAACAAACACCTGTTGCAGTTCCTTTTGTCAAGTTGCTTGGCACGTGGTTAGACACTGAAAAAGGATAACCATTTACAGATCCATCAGGAGCCATCAAATAAGAAGGTTGACCAGATACAAGTGGAGTTGTTTTTAATTTTCCTCTCACTTTTGCATTTGAAACATAGTTCAAACGAGCAGAATTAGCATTGGCTACAAAAACAGCAGTTTCTAAAGCCACTACATTATCATAAGATGGAGCCAATCCATTAGTACCACCAGCCACACTGTTTACACCAGAAGCATTTAAGATACCCATTGGTTGACCAGTACCAGAACCATTGATTGCTGCTAAATCGATAGCATTAGCAATCAAAGTGCTAATTTCCATCATTGTGTAAGCTTCCATATCTTGAGACGATTGCATCAAGTTTTGCAATGAAATTGGCACAGATACCGCCAAACGAGTTGGTTTCATTGTTTTTGAGCTGTATGCATTTTTAGTGTTGGCCACATTAGCAACCTCACCTTCCCAAGTAGCAGCAATACCGCCATCGTTTACAGGAAATTTCAAATCACCTTGTAAGCCAGTCAAGAAAACAGCTCCCAATTTTTCAACAACTGGTTGCGGACGCAACAAGTCAATTACTGGTTGAGTTTCTACAGGCACAAAAGCAGCACCATATCCACCTGAATCTTGCGTCACAGTTTGACCATCGGCACGATTTTCAGTTGTAACTGAATTACGGTCAAATAAAGGAATACAGATTCCAGAAGTTGCGATTCCAGAACGTTCTGCCAATTTCTTGGTTTCGTTATGGATTTCTAATTCTACACCATCCAAAACACCATTTGCCATTTGCGAACGAATTGCTTTATTGATAGAGAAAGGCGCTCTTTTTACGGCTGGTTTATTTGGCTTTTCACCTTCAAAAACAGAAGTTGCTGTATCACCAAAAGATCTCACATTTTCTTCATGCGCTTCCGCTACTGCCAATTGCCCTTTCAGATCATTGATACGCGTTTGGAAGCCATCGAAAGCGGTTCTTTCTTCGGTGGTTAATGCCTCACGGTTTTCGGTTTTTGCCTTTTCTATGATGGCATTTTGAGAGCTAACAATTCCTGAAAGCTCTTGTCTAATTTCAGTACTTTTTTTCATTAGATTAAATTATTATTGATTAAACTTTGAGCTTCAAAGAGTGATAGCCCTTTATCTTTACGCTCCACAATTGGAGCTTTTGGTTCTAAACTTTTGCGAATTTCTTCAATGGTTTCAACTGAGCGTTTTAAGGCGTCAGGATTTGATCCTATTGGCACAATTGACCATTCGTATAATTCGGTGCGGGTGAAATACAACACACCAGGGTTTTCTCCATTAGCTGCAACGCCCCAACGGTATTCGATAGGATTCGCACCTACAGAAGCCATGCGAAGGGTTCCGGCTTGTACTTTTCGCCATACTTTTTCGGCCATTGGATTCACGGATTCATCTTCGAAAGTCACCACACCAATCAATTCTTTTCCTTCTACTCTTACCGTAGAAGTACCGATAATCATATCCGGATTGTCGCTCCAGGTTCTATGCCCATACGCCACAATAGGATTGTTTGCGTAGCGCTCCAAATCCCAACCATCAATTTTGAATACGGTATCGTAAGAGTCTACAGATTCAGTAGAAATCACGAATTCGGCTTGGCGGTTTTTTATGTTTTCTTCGCTCAAAGCACGAATCACGGCTTCGCGGGTCACGATGTTGATTGCTGTATTATTCATTTGTCATTAAATTTTTCTTCAACTGACTTTCGGTGAAAGTGTTGACTGGTGTTAAAAATTCGCCTAAAAATTCTGGTCCTTTATCCATATCTTCCAACGCTCGCACCTCTTCACGAGAGTACGCGCCAGCCGTTAGCATTTTGCTGTAGTATTCGCCTCGGCTTTTGATGTCGGCACGCAATAACACATTTAAATTTGCTTTGCAGTAATGCGTTGCTTTTTGTTTGCTTGTCAATAACTTTTTAGCAAACTCTTGTTCGATGTTTGTCACATACGGTTGAATCGTATCACTCACGTGATCCAAAGATTGTTGCTCGATATTGTTGTTGGTAGATTGTTGGAGTGACTTAATTTTGTGCGGCGCAATATTGAACCAGCGTGCAATGTCCTCGACATTAAAGCGAGCTTGCTCAATTAGTTGCAATTCTTGTGGCGTGATGGTGATAGGTTTGAATTTCATTCCTTCATCTAAAACCACGACACGGTCGGCAGACTTTTCGGCCATTCCTTTTCGCCAACCTGCAATAACCGCATCTTTGCCTTTCGCCATTACTTTGTCGGTTTCGATTACGCCTTGACGAACGCCTTTATTATCGTAATTCGTGATTGATAATTCCTGAGTTTTCAACGACAATCCCAATTGCAAAGCTGCATATTTGATGGTTGAAATTCCGCAAATACCATCCAAAGAGAATTGTTTGAAATGCAATACTTCGGAGCTTAACAAGGGTTTGTCATAGCCTTTGACATAGTAGTAAATTTCGAAGTCTTTTTCGCGTACATCGTACACATCCGACCAATCGATGTATTTTGCGATTTGGCGTGAATTCGTAACGGGTTGCAAGTAAAACAAAGCGTTACCGCGCAGCATCAAAGAAACCCCTATCAATTTTTTGAACACGAAAGGTGTCATAATTGGGTTAGGTTCTTGCGAGATTAGAATGTCTGCTGGATGATTGCGAAGGCGTTGGCGTTGGCCATTTTCTGTTGAATAGATTCCGAAAGGGATTTTCGCAATGTCGTTTGAAATTTGCTCAACTGCATTATAAACAGCCGAGATTTTCAACGCTGATTTGTGGTTTACTGGACCTACGCCGCCAGTTGTAGAAAATGAAAAGAGATCGCTAAGATTGTCGGCAAATGTAACACCGCCAGAAGTAGTATCTGAACGTTTTACCAAAGACGAAAAAGCGCGATCTAACATTGACATATCTTGTAATTTGATACATCAAAAGTAGATAGCGCTTTTCGCTTAGGCGGTTACCTTTGGTAACTATTTTTTTTTGTTGTTGTGGGTTGTGGGTTGTGAGTAAAACACACCCCCGACCCCTCTCGATAGGGGAGTTGTTGTCGTTAATTTTTTTTGACTTTCATTTTTCTTTTTTTATACTTGAAATTCATTGCCGAATCTAAGATAATAAATCCTTTTTCTATTCGGACTTTTCTAGAAATTTTTAAGAAGTCGTTTCTAATTTTTTGGCGGAGTTCTTGCGTGCCTGGTAAATCTTTTACGGCGGCTTTTTGTGCTTCGGTGTATTTCATTGTTTAGAATTTGAAAATCCATTCTTTGTTTTGTTTTTCGAAGGTGTATTTGTGTTTTTCTACTAATACGTTGATGATGTCGGCTCCGTAGGTTTTCGGGTCCGGTAACCTGCGAATTGCGGATTGTAGGTTTTTTGCGCTTAGTTTCATTGGTTTGTTTTTTGTTTTGCGTTTTCTTTTAATGACAGCCATCCGAGCAGTAATACTAGAATGATGATTACTACTACCAGCGCATAGCGCACCGGATTGTTTGCTACCCAGGACCAATCGAGCAAGGCGGAAACTAGAAAAGCGATTATGATAGTGGCTAGGACTATGGCGATGTTTTTCATTTCTTTTTGTTGTTAAATTTTGATAATTGGGTTTTGAAGGATTCGTAATCTGAGAAACGGTAGGATTCGAATAATTCGAAATAGCGTTCGTTGATGGCTTCGAAGCATTCGCGGCCGTTTTTGTGTTTGCGTAGCTCTTTGAAATAGGCTTTGTAAAAGCCTTCGCAGCTTATCAATTCACGCATTGATGTAATTTTGTTTTGCAGTTTTTGGATTTGCAAATGGAGGATTTTTTCTTCTGGTGTCATAGCTAAGATTTAAAGAATAAGTTTACAAAAAACAATCCTACTATTGCGCCAAATCCTGCTCCTGCTGCATAAATTAACTTTTGTTTGTGAGTTGACACCGACACTCGTGATACATTGAAGGGCCACAATAAACTAATTAAAAACGAAACAATGAAAACACCTAAATAAATGCCTTTTGAAATTAATAAGGTGTTGATGGCTACTAGCCCAATTTGCATAAATGATTGAAAGAATAGTTTCATAGTTGGATGCTTTTATAAATTAAACACGTGATCGATTTTGATTTGGTCATACCATTGCAAATCTGAGACATCTACGGTTACAGGTTCTTCTTTGATGATTTCTTTTATCCTGGACAAACTCACCCACTTTCGATTGATCCAATAGCCAAAACAATTGTTGTTGTTTTGGAGCTGCAAAAGTTTTGGCACTCCTGTAATATCGAACAGCTCTTTTTTTCGGAAGGCAAAAACATGATTTTCTATCCTAAAGTAGTTGCTGTAGGTGATGAAATAGGTGTTGTCAAGGGATTTTTGTAGCATTTTCAAAGGGTTTTAGGGGTGAGTGACGTGTAGCAGGGAGTTAGGCAACAGTTAACTCAGCATCCGTTAAAAAGAAATACAGATTTTGAAGTTGATGAGCGTACTTTATTTGTTTAATAGACACGTGTGTATCAAGCAAATGGTCGAACATTTCGATAATACAAAAATCTTTTATTAAAATAGCGTTTATATCACCTAAATCAAATTTATTTTTAAAATATTCACATTGTCTAAACCCAAATTTCAATAACCATTCTTCGGTTAATGGTATTGGTTTTAAGTCTTCATCGTACCAAGTTAAAGGGTGCATTTTATCACCAAACTCAGGATGAGTCATAGCTACTTTTATGTATGTATGTGACAAGTATTCAAAAGCGTCAATTCTAAAAGGACTTTGGTCTTCTCTTGGTACATTTACAAGATTCCCTATTCTTAATTCGTTTGCTTTAATCATAATTTTATAGTTTTAATTAATATTGTTGTAAAAAATAACCGATTGCCTAACACACGCTACAAGCAAGCTGGGCAATTGGCTTAATTTGAAAATAGTTTGTGTTTGATACATTTGTTTTTAACCGAAATAATACGCATCTTTAACCCCAACCTGCGTGTAGCGCGGGAACGTTATGCCTCACTTAGAGAAACATCGTGCAAAGCGATAGCCTTGAATATCTGAAAAGCTACTTGGGGAACTATTGCGTTTCCTCCTGCTTTGATACTTTCTTGTCTCCATTGTGAAACGGTAATTCCGTCCAATCCGTTGGGAATCCCATCATTTCCATTACAAACTGGGGATTGAGTTGGCCATCTACCATCATCGTAAGCCCAACTTGTTTTCCATTCTCTATCCGTTTTTGTACGCATTTGTTTTTTGGTCCGCCCCGATCCCGATTGTCCGATGCGTTCGGTGTCGGCAACATTCCGTAAAACATCGCTGCATCCAGTATGCTGTTTGGCCTGCTCTCTCCCGCTGCTCTGCTCATCATTGTTTGTGCTCCGATTGCTTTCAATTTTTCCACTCTCTCCGGATGATCTCTTTGAACACTTGTTGGAGTAGGCCACAAACCAAATTCTATCTCTTCGATGGGGAGCGTTAACGGCGCAAGCTGGAAGTAAAAACGGTGTGACTTCGTAGCCTTCATTTTCCAAGTCAGCTTGCACTTCGTCGAATACCATCCCTCCATTCCAATTAGTAAGCCCACGAACGTTTTCGCCCACAACCCAGCTCGGTTGAATCTCTCGAATTGCTCTAAGCATTTCCGGCCAGAGGTGGCGTTCATCTTCCTTTCCTTTCCTTTTCCCTGCTGAACTGTATGGTTGGCAAGGGAATCCTCCAGTAAGGATGTCGATTTTTCCTCTGTGAATAGTGAAATCTGTTTTTGTGATGTCATCATAACTTATAGCATTTGGCCAGTAATATTTTAAAATTCTTTTTCCGAAATCATTCCATTCGCAATGAAAAACGTTTTCCCATCCCATCCATTCCGATGCTAAATCAAATCCGCCAATTCCAGAAAATAAAGAACCGTGAGTAAGCGAAGGCATAACACGTGCTATACTCAATGCCTCGTTTTCGGTATCATAAAAATCTGTTTTCATAAGTTCGTTTGTTTTTAGTTAGAATAATTCGTTTTCATAAGTCGGCACTAAGTATAGCACCATCCGTTTTTTGGGCCGCTGCATTCGGCATTTGAAACATCGGCAATGCGCGACATGGTTGGAAGTAGTGGGTTGCATTTTTTTTTGTTTTTAGTTTAACATTCAAACTCCTGATCTTCATATACTGACTCGTTGCTTTCTTCTGGTGGCGATAGCGAACCACCTAAGGCCATTATTGCTGCGATGATGCCGTCGATTCTTTTTCCATTGGATTGTGAAAGGCCTTTTGATACTCGGATGTTTTCGTTGTGGTCTACTATTGTGACGCATCCAGACAACATCCACTCCATTACTGGGTTTCCATCGTGTTTTATTTTGCCTTCTAAAACCAATTTTTCAAATACTTTGGTCGGATGCGAAAAGCTGGTGATCGTTTGCGAGAAATCGGAAACATTCAATCCTTTTTCTACCAAGTGATTGATGATTGAATTGGAGTTCCAACGGTCGCGCTCGATGCGTTGGATGCTTAATTTTTCGTAATTGGCACAGATATAATCTTCAATCACATCATAATCGACTACGTTTCCTGGTGTGGCGATGATATATCCTTGATCGCGCCAATAACGATAAGGCACTTGGTCCTCACGTGAGCGTTTGTCGATAGTTTCTTCGGGACAGAACAAAAACGGCTTTAAATACTGAATTCCTGCATCGTCTGGCTCGGATAAAACCACAAATGCGGTGATGTCGGTTGTGGTGGACAAATCGAGTCCTGCATACGAACCAAAATCAAAGAATTTGGATTCGTCAACGGTGAGCCTTGGCAACTTTCTGTCACGACCGTGGTTGATGTCGTTTTTTCGCCATATTTCGGACGAAATCCAAACATTGGCACCATCTACCCACTTATTTAAAGATTTTGTCTTAAAATTGGGTATTTTAGAGGGTTGATTTATGGCTTTTACCAACTCACGGCGGGTAAATTCTAACAATGTGTTGCTGTAAATCATATTTGGCGATGCTTTTTGCCAGTTATTTTCATCTTGCCAATCATCATCTTCGTCCATTTGATGAATCATTATGAGGGTGTGATTGTCTTTATTTAAACCCAAAAGAATGTCTTTGTATGAATCCTCAGCCAATTTGCACGCGGATTTTAGGTTAAAACCCGCCGTTGTGATGATGTACGTCAACGGATTGTCACGTGCTCCCATGGCGGACTCTAAAACTTCGCGAACTCCATCGTCTTTGTGGGCATGGTATTCGTCGATTAAGGAGAAGGAAGGGTTTAACCCATCGAGGGTTTTGGAATCACCTCCTAAAAATCGGAATACGCCGTTTGTATGCGAAAAACGAACTTCGCGTTGTGTTGTCGAAAATCCAAGCTTGCGAAGCATCACGGATTTGTTGACAAAGGCCACAGCTTGCTCCCAAAGCGATTTGGCTTGTAGTTCCTTTGTGGCTCCTACGTAGATTTCGGGTCCTTCTTCACCATCCAAAGCTTGTGCATACAATCCCAATCCCGCCAAAAGTGTTGTTTTTCCGTTTTTACGCGCCACGGCTTCATACACGAAATTGATGCGGCGCAATCCGGTTGCTGCAATTTTCCAAGCGAAAATGTTGTAAACGGTGAATTGCTGGTAAGGCGATAGTGTAAACGGTGTTTTTGATTTTGCCAATGGTCCTTTGGTATGCACCAAGAACGTAGGAAAAAAATTGATGACAAACATTCCTTCCTTGTGGTCCAAATAAAAACCATCTTGCTCAGCAGTTTCAATCCAATCATAGAAACGCTGCACAGCCAATTTTATCCACTTGCCGGTGATTAAATTTCCATTCAACACGTCCTCGGCGTATTGAAAAGGAACTGAAGCTTTCATTTCTGGGGTGATTTGCATAGGGTTATTGTTTTTATTTCCATTGGCTGCCATTCCAAATGAATGAGCGTGCCGACGTGTGGGTGTATTTGTTTACTATTTTGTTTTCGTCTAGGTAAATAAGGCAGTAGTAATAGTGATTTTCTTGAAATAAATCGGCGTCTTTGCCGGCATAAAAGCACATTACTTTTTGGTTTTTGCTTTCTAAAGTTCCTACATAAAGGACTTTGCTAGTAAAAAATCCATCCAAAATCGTTTCTTCTCCTGGTGCGAGTTCTTTGCCGTGGAGCAATACTTTTTCTTGAACGATTTTTGGGTGCGTTGGCCCTACATTTGAAATCAAGCCCATTCCACCTTTGTTTGAATAAATGACTTTCTTTAACATGGCTAACCGTTTTTAGCGTTCATGAATTGTTCGAAGAGATTGGTTTGATTTGGGTCGGATTCTTTTTTCTCTACTAACTTGATGCGGTCACGGAAAGAAAAACCGAAGTGTTTGGATAGCTCGTTGATTTCTTTAATCATCTTTTCACGAATGGTGATGTACCCAGATACATTCGTGGCGCCGCCTTTGAAGGTTTGCACAATACCACCATCGAAACCTTTTTCACGGATTTTGGTTTCGGCCTGAACATAGTAATCTACAGAAGTAGCCAATTGATGTAAGTGTATCAAATCGGGTTTGGTGAGTTTTTTGGTTTCAATCAATTGTTGACCAAAAAACTCATACCAATATTTTTGCTCTTTCGATAAATTGAATTTCGAATTTGGCGAAGGCAGCTTCACTAAAATTTCATATAGATTTTTATCTACTTCTATAACTTCACCGTTATTTTTAACTACTTTTAAATTTGTCATCTTACTAAAATTTAAAACATTAGACCCCCCTATCAAAAAAATACCTCAGAGTAAAATCCTCAC